ACCTGGCTTTCAAAAGATGGGTTTGCATATTCCCCAAATGGAATATTGACCTTCACATCTTCCGGCATCTGTCCTTCCAGAATGTTCATTGCATGGATGCAGGAAGCAACTACATCCGGCAGTGTCGTCTGCAATGCTTCTACAATGCTGTTCCGTGTATACAGCGTTGTTTTTTCTTTTTCCCGCTGTGCTTCTGCATTATCCAGTTTTTTCGTGTCAATGCCTAAGGTAGAAGGACTGATCACGCCCTGCAAACACAGATCCAGTGCCGTGATATAGGATGCAAGATAACTTTCATGCGGGATCACCGGCTGATCGGTATTGATCGTATTTTTCTGTCCTTCGCTCATATCGCCAGTTGCAGCATAATAGCGATTGTCAAATGGATTCGGCCGGATCAGTACGCCTGTCTCCGGATCATGCGGGACTAAGCATTCCGGAATGTACGTTTTTGCCCTGCCTGCTCGCAGTGCATCCATCCACTGGGACCAGACCTCATCGAGCGAATCGAAGCTGTCCAGCTTACCATCAAAGATACTGCCGCCCCTTCCCTCATACTTGGCTGATTCGTAGATCATCAGCGGCACTGCCAGCATCACGCTCTCGTCAAATGCAAAGTCTTTCAGGTTTTCTGTGGCTTTCAGTGCAGAAACCTCAAGCATCTGATTACCGGAATACAGCTCGTTGACGATATAACCATATCCATAGCGTTCATTCAGCACATATGTCCGTCCTTTATCTTTATATGGTGTTTTGAATACGATTTCACGAATCCTGTCACGATGCCGGATAATTTCCACCCGGTCACCCGGATACCATTCAAGAATCGGATAAGGACTGACCTGCGTATCAACCGTCACCTTGAACGCTCCATCTCCGATGTATAGAGCCTCTTTCAGTGCACTTTCTATTTTGTGCTGAAAATCGTTGTCCTTTGCGATTTCCTCCCACATCCCCTGCTGCTTCGGACTTTCAAACTCAAAATCGTTCATATCCGGCAGCACAACCGATGTCAGAGTTCGCACAATCAGTCCAGGCAGACCGGTGTGGATCTTCCGCATCTCAAGCCCAGGACTGCTCTTGCTTGCCCAGAATTTATATTTGTCCGCATACTCGCGATTCTGCTGGTAGAACTGCTCCAGTTCGTTGCCATCACCACGATACCAAATGCGGTTACGGATCGCATGCCCCTCAAAATCCAGCATCTCATTGATCTGGAAATTATAGGGGTTTGCCGGAAGTACATTCAGCCAGCTCCGCAGCGTCCGCTTTATGTTTTCGTTTAACTGTTCCATCCATTTCACCTGTTCTGTTCCTCCTTAAACCCGATCATGTTCCGGTACGGAATCCATCCATACTGCTGTGCGTTGATCGTGTGGTCGTTTCTGTCTTCCGGGATATCCTTTTCTTCGTTCCAGGAATACCGCTCCAGTTCTGAGATATGTTCTGTACAAGTATCCACAACCAGATAACATCCTTGCTGGATCCATCCAAGCTGTAAGCGGATACGGTCCAGGATCTCCACTTTCTTGTACGATTCAATAAAATTGTAGAGACATCCATGCAGACGCTTGTACTTGCGAAGCTCAGTGATCGTAGCCGCATCCGCACAGTCAATAAACGTCTCTTTTGCAAATCCCCATTCTTTACGACACTTTTCCAGGAAATCAATGAATCTTACCGCTGTATCAGACGGTGCCAGCGGTTCTGACAGATCTTTGTTACTGTATACCTTTTCCGCCAGCGTGATCAGCTTTCTGTCTTCTGTGATTCCCTGGAACAGCATGGCGATCGTATCCGGAGATTTTGAGGAATACGATGTGTCCAGACCACAGGTAAACTTTTTGAATTTCAGTTTTCCTGCTACTATCTTCTGTTTTACCCATTCTGCCGTGACCACATGCTGTTTCCGGCTGAAATTCGGGAATACCAGACCAGTTGCTTTTCCCCTGAGTCCCTGGATCTTATTCTTCCAGATCTTGGTTCCCTTCGGCGTGTTCTGGATGATCCGTTGCTTCTTTTCTTCCGGAAGTCCTGCATTATCGTCAAAAGAAAAGAACCAATGTACCCAGCCGGGTTTCGGTTCTTCTTTCAGCTCTTCTTTAATTTCCTGTGGCGTGTCCTGTTCCCATTCAGGTAATGGTCTGCTGCAGTTGATATACTCCTTGTATACATCCAGATTCGGATCATCCGGGTTCAGTGTTGCCATAAAGTAATCACATCGCATAGACGACTCTCGGACAAATTCAATATCAGCTGTATTGATCTCGTCAATATACAGACATCCGTACTGACCGCCAAGGGCTTTCTGCCACTTCTTCTTATCCCCATATCCCATCACATACACGACTTTATCACCATTGCTGGTGTGGAACAGGATATGTGGTATTTTGTCGTCCTTGGTGCCGTTTCCGTTGTACTCAGCCAGCATACCGAAGTCATCAATGATGCCAAGGTCCTTATTGATGATGTTCTTTTCTGCCGTTCCGGTATCTTTCGCCGCTATAATGTGCAGTTTTTTCGATGACTCTGCCACTTTCAGCATAAATTTGAACAGTCCTACTGTCGTCTTACCGGCAGCAGTCGTGCCTTCCAGAAATTCAACCGGTGCATTGCAACGTAAAAATGCTTTATACTTTTCTGATAGCAGTAAGCGTTCCGTGCTCATTATCCATCACCCCGCATCTGTTGCAGGATATCATCCAGTTTCTTTTTCTCGTCTTCCAGACCAGATACTTCGACCTTATCTGTGAAAAGAGAATATCTTTTGCCCAGAAGTTCTGCTGCTTTCAGCCTGTCTTTTTCTGATGGACCTTTTTCCATGGTACGTGCTTCAGACATTCCATCACCAATACCTTCAACAACAATTTCCTGGGATGTACTCTCACCCCTTAAGACT